TCATTCAAATACTAGGTAATGTTCTTGATCTTGGAGTACCATCTGACAATACAGTTTCACTTGCTAAACTAACAGCAACAGGAACTAAAGATGCTACAACCTTTTTAAGAGGAGATAATACTTTTGCTGCTGCTGGTGGTGGAAAAATTTTACAAGTTTTAACTGCTACAGATAGTACATTTAGAACAACAACATCATCATCATTTGTAACAGGTTCAAATACACTTTCAGTTACTATTACTCCAGCTTCAACAAGTAGTAAATTTTTTATTATTGCTTCAACAACATCAGAAGTAGCTTCTGGTAGAGGTTATTATACTATTTATAGAGGTGCAACAAATTTAGGTACAAGTGAAGGTTTAACAGAAAATAGACTAACTTGGAATCCACTTGCAATGCACATAACAGATTCTCCAAATACAACTTCTGCAATAACTTATCAAGTTTATTATAGAGGTAATGGTGGAACAGTTTATTTAACTAATACTAATAAAGGCTCAATAACAGTTATGGAGATAAGCTCATAATGACAAATGAAATAATTATAAAAGCAATACAAAAAATTAATCAAACAGCAGAAGTATCTGTAAGTGATAACGATATAAATACAATCGTTTGGGAAAATGGTACTGCACCAATTCCTGTTTCAGATATTCAAGCACAAATACCAACTGTTAAAGCTGAAATAGAACAAGAAAAGCAAGACGCAGAAACTAAAAAAGCATCTGGCAAACAAAAACTTTTAGACTTAGGTCTAACCGAAGAAGAAGTTAAAGCTTTGATTGGGGTATAGTCTATGAAATTATTTTACCAACCAAGAAAATCTTTAGCATTGATAGGAGCATAACATGGCTCTTAACTTTGCAAACAATAATTCATTATCAGCAATCACAACTAAACCAAGTGGTTTAAGTGGTGGAGCATTAAACCTTATCTCTACACAAACTGCATCAAGCTCATCTACAATATCTTTTACATCTGGAATAGATGATACTTATGACAGCTATGTTTTTAAGTTTTATAATATACACCCAGCTACAGCACAGACTTTCTTTAGATTTAATTTATCTATTGATGGTGGCAGTAACTATAATGCTACAAAAACAACTACAGCTTTTGTTGCTTACCATGATGAAGCTGATAGTCAATTTGGAAAAGCATTAACTTATCATGCTGCAACAGATTTAGCACAAAGCACAGATTATCAAAATCTTGCGTTTTTTACAGGCATTGATAATGACGCATCTCTTTGTGGAACTTTACATTTATATAATCCAAGTTCTACTACTTTTGTTAAACATTTTATTGCAAGAATGACTAATATGTATCAAGAATCAGGAGCAACATACGCATTTGATTTTAATTATGCTGGATATGCAAATACACAATCTGCAATAAATGCAATTATTTTTAAAATGGATAGTGGTAACTTTGACGGAGTAATAAAATTATATGGCATTAGTTAAATACAACAACAATAGCATAAGTGCTGTAACCTCTGCTTCTTCAATACCAAGTGGAGCATTAACACATATTAAAACTTTAACTGCTAGTAGTTCAGCAACCTTGTCATTCGTACATGGAACTGATGGAGTAGTCTTGGATAGCACATATCCTATTTATAAGTTTGAGTTTATTAATATTCATCATTCAGCACAATCAAATTTTTTATTTCAAGGCTCTATAGATGGTGGCTCTAATTATAATACAACAATAACATCTACTGTTTTTAGTGCATATCATAGAGAAAATGATAGTGGAACATCACTTGCATATCAAACTGGAGATGACCAAGCACAAGGAACAGCATTTCAATTACTTTATGGAAGTGGTGGAACTCAAAATGATAGTGGGGGTGCTGGAGAATTACAAATTTTCAATCCATCATCAAACACATTTGTAAAACACTTTATAGCGAAATTTCAATTTATGAGTTATCATGACCCAGCTTATTCATTTAATTATTATGTTGCTGGTTATTTTAATAATACAAATGATATTGATGCTATTCAGTTTAAAATGAGTTCTGGGAACATAGATTCTGGCTCAATCAAACTCTACGGAATAAAAGATAGCTAATGTCAATTATTAAACTGAATAATAATGGAGTAAAGAACGCAACTGCTTTTGGTTCTATATCAAGTTTAGGCAGTATGGTATTTATTAAAAAACTAACAGCATCATCTTCTGCAACTTTATCTTTTGTTGATGGCTCTGATGGTGTGGTGCTAGATAATACTTATAAGGAATATGTATTTACATTTAAGAATATACACCCAGCAACAGATAATGTTAATTTTCAATTCAATATGAGTACAGATGGTGGAAGTAATTATAATGTAACTAAAACAACAACTGTATTTATTGCTGAACACAAAGAAAATAATAATACAAGTTTTGAGTATAGAACAGCTACTGATTTAGCACAATCAACATCAGACCAACAGTTAGCTTATCAAATTGGTAATGATAATGACCAATGTTTTTCTGGAGAATTAAAAATTTTCAATCCTAGTAGCGACACATTCGTTAAACATTTTATATCAACAGGAAATAACTACACTTATAATGATGCTAGTATAAATTTATTTGTTGCTGGGTACGGAAACACACAAAGTGTAATAAATGCAGTAAAATTTCAAATGAGTACAGGCAACATAGACGCTGGAGATATTTGCCTTTATGGTATTGCATAAATTTTAACAAAGGAGTATAAATAATTATGCCTAGACATCACAACATAAATGGGAACATAGTTCCTTTCACAGCAGAAGAAGAAGCAGCTAGAGATGCTGAAGAAGCACAAGCTGCAATAGACGCAACTGCTAGACAAGAAGCAGAGGATGCCAAGAAAGCTAGAATAGCATCTGCTAAAACTAAACTACAAGATTTAGGTCTAACAGTAGACGAAGTTAAAGACGCATTTAATATCTAACAATGAAATTTGTGTTAGCTTATACAATATGTTCTGCTATCACAGGTTTGTGTAACAACACAACAGTATCCTCAATAGAATTTAATACCTGGACAGATTGTACCAAGTCTGGTGCAGCAGCTACTATTCAAGTTACTAATGAAAACATAGAGAAGTTTAATAAAGAAAAATTATATGTAACTTATTTTTGTAACGAGGTAGAACTGGAAAATGCCTAGAAAAAAAACTTTAAAACAAGGTATAGAGGATAACAACTCTATAAGAATATCTTACCACGAAAAAGTTTGTGCAGAAAGAATGAAAACTTTATTCAAAGCAATAGATGAAATGCGTACAGATATAAAAGAATTAAAAAGTGATGTTAATAAAAGTAAAGGTGGCTTCAGAGTATTATTACTCATTGGTGGTGCTATAGCTTCCTTGCTAGGCTTCATCAAATACAATGGCTAGAAGAGTAAAAGCTATTACAGGCTTAACTTCAGAATTAAAAGCACAACTTAGACTTGCTAAAGATCCTAATCTTTTAGTGTTCACACCAGTTGGTGGATTGGGTCCAGTAGATATTGTTACTTTAAATATGACAACAGGTGAGTATACTGCTTATGATGTTAAATCTAAGAACTATAGAAAAGTTGAAAATTATGTTGCAAAAGATGGATATAAAAGAAACCTTAAAGGATCATTTATATGTAGAGGTACAACTAAAGAACAAAAGAAACTTAACGTAAGGATTATATACGAATGAAATTATCAGAAAACTTTACACTACAAGAACTAACTAAATCAGATACAGCAATTAGATTGGGTATACCTAATGAGCCTAACTCTGATCAGATTGCTAAACTACAAAACCTTTGCGAGACTTTGCTTCAACCAGTTAGAGATAAGTTTGGTCCAGTAATTATAACATCTGGATTTCGTAGTGAGCAGCTATGCGTTAAGATAGGTAGCTCAATCAATAGCCAACATAGCAAAGCTGAAGCAGTTGATTTCGAAGTTCCAGGTACAGATAATGCTGATCTTGCTTACTGGATTAAAGATAATATTGAGGGTTGGGATCAAATGATCCTTGAATTTTATACTATTGGTGAGCCTTCTAGTGGATGGGTTCATTGTAGTGTAGCAGATAAACCTAGAAAACAATTCTTGAGAGCTTACAAAGAAGGTGGTAAGACAAAGTACAAACCAATACTAGGAGATATAAGATGTGGTTAAGTGCAATTAAGTTAGCTGTTCAAGCAGGTAGTCATATCTATAAGAACAAGCAGAAAACTAAAATGCTTATGGCAGATGCTCAAATGAACCATGCTCAAAAGATGGCAAGTGGTGAAGCAGAGTATCAAGGTAAGTTATTAGAGAGTAGAAATTCAGACTGGAAAGACGAGTTCATTTTAATTTTGCTAAGTGTGCCAATCGTAATGTTAGGATTTGCAGTATGGTCTGACAATCCTGCTCACATGGAGAAGATGCAGCTCTTCTTTGAATATTTTTCTAACCTACCATTTTGGTATCAATCAATTTTTGTGGGTGTCATTGCAAGTGTTTATGGTTTAAAAGCAACTGATTTAATTAAGAGGAAGTAATGAGTAATCAAGCACCTACAATGTTCGTATCACAATATAGTAAAAAGAAACCTACACTTCTTTCGCAGCAAACAGGTAAGAAGAAAAAGAAAAAGAAATATAAGAAGAAGAAGTAATGGCAAAGCAAAAGTTCACACACTTTATACCTAGAGAGAAACCTAAGAAACGTAAAGGTGTACATACTAAATCTCAAAACAAAAATGCTAAGAGACAAAAGAAGCAGACAAGATACAAGGGTCAAGGAAGATGATTGATAAATTTATTTATAATTTTTTTGGTTTGCTTGACAAACTTACTAATCATTTGGATAGAGTATTTTTTCCAAAGAAGAAGAAAAAGAAATGAAGATAAGTGAGAATACAAATGTCGCTATGCCAGTTAAAAATATGATTGGTATTGTTGTTGCTGTTGCTATGGGTGTGTTTGCATATACAGAAGTTACTGCAAGACTTACATCCCTTGAAACATCAAGAGAATTAATGAACTCTGATCTACTTAAAAAGTCAGAACAAACTACAACTGACAAAGAACAATACTTACTTCTTGAAGATCTATATGAAACTGTAGAAAAGCACCAAGAACTTTTAGATAAAAATATTCACACTCAAGTTATGTTAGATCATATAGAAGCACAGTTAGAAAAAGCGTTAGATGATATTGAGCATTTAAAAGATAAGGTAAGACAAAATGGAACAAGTCATTAGCACAGTTGTGGCTCTTTGTATGTTTGTTGCAGGTGAATTAACTGAACACAGAATACAACCTGCTATGTCAGATTGCCTAAAAGGTAAACGAGTTGCAGAACGAGGAGCAAATGATAATATTGAATATAAATGTGGAAAGGTAGATGCTATATTAGAATCTAATATTGATGGTAGTAAAGCAATTAAAAAAATAATAGAATAAATTATGGCTATCAGAAAAACTACTAAAGGTAAAAACGCAAACTACAGACCAACAAAGTCTGGAGCAGGAATGACAGCTAAAGGTGTAAGAGCATATCGAAGAGCCAATCCTGGAAGTAAATTAAAGACGGCAGTTACCGGTAAAGTTAAAAAAGGATCAAAGGCAGCTAAAAGAAGAAAGTCATATTGCGCTAGATCTCTTGGTCAACTTAAAAGATCTTCTGCTAAAACAAGAAACGATCCTAACTCTAGAATAAGACAAGCTAGAAGAAGATGGAAATGTTAATATGCAAAAAAAAGGATGGAAGAAACCAAAAGTTCAATCATTAGTTTGTGGTTATTGCAAGGAATGCAACAGACAATTAATGAGTGATGAAGGTGGATGGATAGTTACAGTTAAGAGAGAATATTTTTGTCATGATGGCAAAGAAGGTTCTTGCTTTGACAACTACTGTGAGTTAAAAGTTAAACAACATAAGGAGCAATATGAAAAAAGGTTATCACAAAACAGCTACTGGTAAGATCGCAAAGAAGGGTCTTTATTATAATATCAATAAGAAAAAACGATCTGGTAAATCGAATCCAAAATCTAAATCTACAATCTCTGCGAAGGCTTACAAGAATATGAAGTCTGGATTTAAAAAGTAATTTGTTTTAATTCCTCAAACTCTTCCCAGATAGAATTTTCTGGACCCCAATAATTTTTCTTGTCTTGTTTGTTTCTTAATGAGTGAATGATTGTGGTATGATCTTGATTAAATAATCTAGCCATAGAAGATAAGCTAACATTGTAACCTTCATATAATAGATTATAGATTATACTTCTTGCTCGAACTACATCCCTTGTTCTACCTTTACTGAAGATGTCATGTTTGCTTACAGTATATTTCTCACACACTTTATCTACAAGTTTAGATACGACTTCCAAGTTTGCGCTCTTTGTTTTAAAAGTAGTAGCAAATTTAGTTTTATTATTACTATCCATTATTGGTTGTCTTTGCATTAGTTCTGCTGCGTACAGAAATCCTTCTGAAAACCCTACCTCATATAATCTTTCTTCTTGGCTTGTTAAAAGGTAAAATGCTTTTTTAACTTTATAGATAAAGTGATTTTGATTTAATTTATTGATGTGTTTATTATAGTGTATGCTTACATTTATAGTCATAGATCCCCTACGTTTTCCTTTCTTTTTTTTCAACTATTAAGTTAATAACTTAACTTGCCATTAACTTTTCTTTTGTCTGCTCTATTTGCCAAAGTAATTTATAAGAATCTTGTTGATACTTATTTACTCTGTACTTTGCTTCCAGGAACTTCTTGTGTTTCTTCGCTTGAAGATCCTTTAGCTTTTGCAGACGAACTTTGATGTCTTCCATCATGCTCCTTTGCTACTGTTGTAAAATCGTACTTTAAGTTATCGATTTTTACTTCTACAAACTCTCCTCTATTCGAGTTGTTTGCAGCCTTCTTTACATCATCAAAGAGTTCGATCATTTGAAAATGACACTCTCCATTGATAATTCTTTTAAATTTTGTCATACTTATTTAGTTTTTTCAACTTCTTTTTTGATTAAAAAATCTATATACTGTTTAGCTTTTTTAAGATCTTCAATACCATTCTTTCTTTTATATCTAGAAATATATTTAATTACATTGCCTTCACAAAAATCAAAATTATTTTGAATTATAAAATCAATAGGTTCAATCTTATTTGCTATATAGTGTTCTGGTTCTTTTATATTGTCTGTCATATTAAATCCTTTTTTAAGCAAGGTGGGGAAAACGGAAAGGGAAAAAAAACCCCACCCTGCTAGATACCCTTTAGCCTAAGTTAAAAGGTATATTCGTTATTACCACCATCATTAGCTTTTGCAAAGCTATTATTCGCAGGTTTACCTGCTCCACTTGGTGTTAAAATTACTGTCAACTCACCTTCCTTGACATTGCCGTCTTGATCTTTAGACGGAAAGGCAGCCTGGTTATACCACTTACCATTTATGTTTACACCAATAGTCCAGTTCTTATCTGGGTGCTTCATATTTTTTGGACCCACATAGACAGGAAGTTTATCTGTTGGAGACTTCCAATCTTTATTCTTGGTTAGGTTGATGTATATCTTGTCGGATTGATTATCCATGTTTACTCCTTGGTTATATCAACTACTGTTGATTATTGTTTAGTTTGACTTCATGCGCAGCAGAACGATCTCTGATCTGTTCGTATGCTTTGAAGTTATTAGTTTTAAGATGACCAACAACTGATCTAACTTGGCTCTTAACTACTGATAATTGTTTAGTAGTTTT